GAATAGCCCTAGTCCTGCGAGTCTTGTGTCATCTCCCTGTGCGCCAGGTCTCGGTGCTCCTGGTGGACGCTGTGGCCCTGGATTCGCCAGCAGCGGTGACGGTGCGCCACCCATAGCTGCCTGTGGCTGTACTCTTGGGTCTCTTGCCATTGGTGGAAGTCCACCTGGCGGGCCGCCAGCACCTGCCATTGTAGCCATCTGCTGCATCTGTGCCTGTTGTGCTGCTGCATCTTTCTGCTGGTACAGTTCCTGAAGTTTAACAAAGTACATTGACGCAAGGTCTGGTCTCCCACGATTCACCATTGCTTGCATAAGAAGCCACAATGTCGCTTCTGGGAGCATCCGTTCTCCCATCTGTTCCTTGATAGCGTCCTCGATATCGTCTGGGTCTTCGAGGTTCAGGATATCTGCCCTGATATTGATGTCTGGGAGCAGTGGTACTTCGCCCTCTCGTGCTATCTGTGCCATCGAGTACTTGGTCATATCGTCCTGTGGCAGAGACGGCAGAAGTTCGTAGGTCATATCACAGGCTTCCTTGACGATATCCGGTGTTATCTCTTCATCGAAATATTCTCGGTTTCCGACCTTACCGCTCAGTGACATAGCTGGGTATGAGCCTGTTATGTACTGGTCAACGAGAAGATTCCCTATCTGTTTATAGGCATTTCTCACTGCATAAACACGAGGTTGTAGTACCGTATCAATTCCCTGTCTCAGCGTACTGATAGCGTATCCTGATAGCTGAAACTGAATGTCACCGAACACAGAGTGGGGTAACCCGCCTCTCTGCATTTCACCTGATACGAGTCCTGCGAGTCCTCCGAGGTCTCGACTCGCCTCGACAAGCTGAAGTGCTTTCACATCATCGCCTTCAGCGAGGCTGAGTTCCACTCCTGTCTTATACGGGTCTTCGTCGAGTGTTTTCGAGCCGTCTCTGGACTTTACAATAACTGGTGGTTTTCTGCTTCTCGATACGAGTTCGAGGAGTATCGACATCATCATGTTATTGCTGTCGTAGAGGTTCCTGTCAGCCTTGAATATACTCTCTCCGTAATGTGTCAGTGTCTCGTCGTCTGTCGTAGCACTGAATCCGTGGTCTCGCTGTATCGGTGGTGCTGAACCAACGACGGTAAGGAACCACGGAACGGAATCTGGTGATCCGTGAACGGTTGCTTTCTTGAGAACCTTATCAGCCATAACGACCTGGTTATGCTCTTTGTCATAGAAGTCATAGACATCGCATCCGTCGGTATCCGTGTAATCTCCAGGGACTTTGACCTTGTATTCAGCCTCGATCTCCTGCTTTGTCTTCTTAATCTTGTAACACGCCCATTCAAGGCCGTCTTTTCCCATGGCCCATGAGATATGGAGCGGGTCAAACGGCATAACGTCGGCATAGGTTGAGCCATCCTTGCGTTTCACGAGCATTGCTCTGCCGCATATCCATCCTCTTACGACTGCGAAGAACGCAAGCTGCTCCCGTAAGGTCGGGAGAAGGAGTTTCAGGAGTCGTTCATCGACAGCGCGGAGGTTTCCGTCGATAAACCGTTCTTTTGCGGTATCATTTTCCCGTTCATGGCGGTGTTGTGAGGACTTATGTTTGCATCGGACAACAAGATTCGATGAAGACACCCATGATATAACCTTATCGGCGAGTGTTTGCGGTGCATTACTCGTATAGCTTTGGTAATCTTCCCCAGCGTCGTAGGGTGCAAGCGTATACAGTTCGTAATCGTCCTCGAAGCGTTCCCGCAGGTGATGTGCCTTCGTATCGAAGTCATCAACGAGCGAGATAATGTCTTCGGGCTTGCGTTTTACCATCGTTTCACCCTGATTTTCTGCTTTCCGAGCGTTATACCATAGCCGAAGTGGTCAACAATCATGTATTCCAATGCCCTGATGCCGTGGTTATTAAGACCTTCTGGTGTATTCCCTATTACATTACCATCCTTGTCTATCTTCCAGCTATAGACAAGAGTCTGCCCCTGGTAAGGCGGCAGAGGATGAGGGCTTGCGCCAAATTCGCTTAATATTCCCGTACAGTAGGGTGATATGATAACTCCAGGCTTACCGGTAAAGGCATCTGGCTTCAGAAACTGCCGTAATCGTTCATCGCCCTCGTTTACCCTGATGCGTTCACCTGTAGACATGATTCCAGCCTGAGAAAACCACTGTTCTTCGACTGATGTCATCGAATGGTGCTGTGATCGGTAGTGCGGATCAGACGTAAGGTAGATTCCGCTTCCTGCTTTCTCTTTCCACCACGGTCTTTTCATCACCATATCAATAATTTCTTCTGTCGTGAGTCCACGATAGTAGAGTTCATCGAATATTCGTATCTGCCCATCAATAATCTGGGTAATTTCCACGGCATGTGCGCTTTTTGCGCCATATCCAGGGTCTTCACCGATATAGATTGGCTCTCCCTGCTCATAGTGGCACTCTGCGATATGCAAATCAGCGCGGAACTCCTTGAATACCAGACCTTTCGGCGGTACAGGGCGTCCTTCGATTCTCTCCATGAAGAACTGGTCTGACGAATTTCGTTCTAATTCGATGATCTTGGCGTCATTTCGTCCACCAGGGTACATCGAGTAGTTGCTATAGGATGGTCGGGAGAATGACTGTCTGTCTTCTGCTCCGCTCTGCCATGCTTCCCAGAGTTGCGGGTACCATCCGATGCTTTTCTCGAAGGTACCGCACATAAAGAGCCAGCCATTATGTGGTGTGAGGCGTCCTTGCGCCCGTTCATAGACGATAAGATCGACCTGGTCGGCCTCGCAGATGATAATTCCGTGTGGAGCGTCTTTCGACATCTTGGTGATATCGGTTGCGCTCTTTGTTTCTATGCGGAGTCGTGGTTTCTTTTCCCTTGGAAATCTAAGAAGAATCTCTCCTGGGTCTACTCTTTTGGATGCCTGTATTGGCTGACCGAGTGAAACGAGGTCATCGGAGATATACATGAACTCTTTTATTGTTTCTCCGTAGGCTGATCCTATGAGCCAGTAGAGGAGCGGTTCATTGGTACCGTCTCCATAGCGTCCTTCAAACTTTATCTGGTCATCGAACCAGTTTTCGAGGAAACTTTTCGATGCGAGGACTGATTTCCCTGCCTGTTCACCGCCAGCGACGAGCTTAAAGCGTTTCTTCGCAGAAAGAATCTTTTTCTGGTACTGGTTACGACCGCCCTGCGTGGGATCATAGCCCACTTTCTCAAACAGCCAGTCAGTAACTGTCTGCTCTGCGGTGGTCATTATTAGTACAAACGTCCCTGATGGGGCATTCTATTCTTCCGTATCATTCGACGTTCCCTCAAGAATTTCCATTGCCTGTGATACAGCTTTCGATGGGGTTATCTCTTCTTCTTTTGGAGCATCTTTCTTCTGGGACTTCACGAGCTTCTTGACTTCGTCGAGAAGTTCTTTTGGTTTCTCATCGACCACAATGACATTCGGGCGATACTTCTCTGGCATATTCGCGTTCAGAGCGGTAATAAGCAGGAGCGAGTTCTGTCCTGGTTTTAATCCGTCGATAAGTTCGTGAAGTTTATCTTCGAGATGGTTATTGTACTGTTGCTGGGATTCATCAAGGCGTTCCCTGAATCCAAGAAAGTCGTTTGTGAGCCACCATGATATGAGTTTCCAGGGGGATTTTACCGGATTATCTTCCATGAGAAGAGCGCGTATCCCTGCCATCCGTGTACCGCCAGAGGAATACCCGTTGAGGAACCGTTCCTGTCGGTAATATGACTGCTGCTGCCTTGGCGTAAGGCTGTCCAAATCAAGCATTACTTCTTCGCTTTCGACTTCGCCTTATCTTTCCTGTACCTCGTCATTCCAGCCTTGGTATACGGATAACTCTTTCGTCCTATCTTTGGCATCATATCCTCCCGTATAATCGTGTTCCGTTTCTTTCCGAGTATCACCTTGACTGGTGCGCCGCCAAACCAGCCGCACACATCCCTGCCAGATGACCTGATCCTCTGAACACATACCCCATGACCATATCGCTCACTACACCTTTTGCTCAAGGCAAATATGAACATTCCGATGATGAGTTGTACTGGGCCTATCACGATAAAAAACCGCGCCATGGCCTCCGACCACTCGCCCCACCCATGATGCGCCTTCCGTACAAACGCATAGCGCACCATCCATCCACCACCATACCCCATCATCGCCCATATCAGAATAACAGCTATCCCGACAAGCCATATATTCATGCCACCACTCTACCACTACCGCGCAACCCCCTAAAGCCCTACTCTTCCTCCCCATGACACGTACATCCACACCCACAGCAGTCACTGTGTCCACCATACAAACATATCAGCGTTATCATCTGTACTCGTCCATTAACTATAAACAATAAGCCGCCCAGTAAGCCCTGTTCGTCACTTATGAGCGGCCTATCGCTTGTTGGGGAGAAAGGAGCAATACAATCTCCAAATCAAATACTACCACAAAATATAGTACCACAACAACAATAAACACCACATACAGTACGAGAAAAGAGAAAGGGAAAAGGGGGCTTTTAGAGAAATAAAATATCTGGGAGTAGCATCTCAACTTCACTTCTCTTTCCTAAGCCATACCCCCTCGCATATTGTCAGCCACTGTCAGCTACTATCGGCACGGATAACCCACGCAGGATCGCGCCTCGCCTACCACAGGCCACTGGATCGTTTTTTCGTGGTGTACGCCACTATTGGAAGACGCCTTCCCTTGCCGCTCTAGACGCCAAGTAGTACCACGACACCTTTGAGAGCCTAGAGCGGCCGTAGAGAGTGCGAGAAGGCGCAAGGATTGCCTTCCTTTTGGGGAAGTAGGGATAGTGAGTTCTAGTGAATATCACCCAATGAATGTTATCAGCTCGCGTCATGTCGTGTTCTCTTATCCTTCCCTTATCCTTCCCTAATACACCTTCTGTATATCCTTCTGTATCCTTCTCTGGTATTCCCGCACCAGAACACTTGAGTACTGATACCGGAACACCTTATCCCGATATCAGAACACACAAGCGCTTGACATTACTTATGATGTATGCATAATAGACGGTATCGTGTTCATTAGCACGATAAAGGGCGGCACAACATGAGTCGTAGAGATAGAAGGCGAACATATATCGAGCGTGTCCGGCGCAACGATGCGTTGAATGTCCGGCGTGATGAGATATTGGAAGCATTCAGGGAATATGAAGCTGTCATATCTGAGCGGAAAGCCAACTTTCCAGCAAAGTCGACTAGCTTGATAGTAGTCCACTCTACGTCCCATGCTGCAAAGCTTTCCCTAGCATCTTTTCAGCGGACGCCATCTACGGCGCAAGAGGTGAAATAGTCCATACTTGGGATGACTAACCCACAACTCTAATATATGTGTCGTTGTTAGCCTAGCGACCAAAAACAACTATGGTTTCAGCGCAATTGGTATGGAATACCTTTGCGCTATTTTCTTTTGACGTTATAGCCCATTCAAATAGGAGCAAGAACAATGACAACGAAAATCGAAAACAAAACAACGTTGAAAACATCTAGCGTGAAGGCTTTTAAAGCCAAAGTGATATCAGCTTTTGACGATGCTGTTATCAAAGGCTATGAGATATTCCGGCCTTTATCACCTTCAATAGAAGTGCTAGAGGAATGGCACAAAGTGATATTGCCGGAAGTTGAAAAGCTTTTCCCGATTGCCGGAGCAATAAAAAATACTAATCCCACTCTGGTAAACATTGGGAATGGTAACGGCAGAAACAAACGTCCACAGGTGCAATTCAATGTTGGAAAATGGCAAGACCATTCTGGTGTCAAGATTAACGAGATTCTGATACCAGATGATACGTTGGATAACCCATTGCAAGCCTTGGCTAACCTTACGCAAGGCGTAGCGATGCAGCACTTGTACTTGCACGGCAAGACGTTAGATGAGTACCAGAATAAAGCTTCCGGTATCTACAAACAGCAAGCCGGCCAATTATTCGAAGCTGTACTCTTGCACGTGGTGTACACCACGAAAAACGTAGGATATGGACACATTGAAGCTACAGAATCATTGAAAAAGCTGTTACGTAATTCACTAGCTAGAAAAAGCCTTTTCGCACGTACTGAAAAGACGCTAATAATGCGTAGAATGCCAGAAGGCAAGCCAGAAGGCAAGCCAAAAGGCAA